ATCTGTGTCAGCAAAGATCTTGAATGTGTAGTTGAAGGTATCAAGAGTACCATTTCCAGAGTATGAGTTCTTTACTGTAGTAGATGATATTGTCATATTGTTTCTCTATATAATTATTTTACTTCCTAGGCAACACTTCTTTTGGTCTTTCTTCTATATCATAAGTAGATTTTCTAAAGCCATATTTGGTTTTTCTAGCTTCTAATATAGCATCTTTTACTTCTGGATATTCTTCCAACATATCTTGATATGCTTTATTTTTATATGCTTGAAATATTCTTTTTAAAGTTATTTCTTTTCCACCTTCAAAATTTTCATCACCTTCTTGTCTTCTATTATAATCTACAGAATCTATAGTATTTAATAATTGATCTTTTAAATTTATACCATTTATTTCTGTTTTACCTATTCTTTCAATCCAATAATTATGAGCTGATTGATTATCTTTTTTATAATCTATAAGATTAACTATTTTAAATTTTGTTTCATTAGGTTCAGAAAGTCTAACTTTAAGTCTCATTAATTCTACTAATACTGGATCTTCTTTTATGTCTACTTTTCTACCAACCATAATTGGTCCTTGACCTAATCCTAAAAACGATGTTGCTCCTTCCCAAGGTTTAAAATAAACTGCATTAGGAGTTTTTTCTATAGGTTCACCACTTAATAAATCTCTTCTTGGTTCAAGATATTTTGTTTTTTCTAAGAAAGGTGCTTTCTTAATTATTTCATCTGTAAAACTTCTTGCTTCATATAAATCTTTATCTGGTTCAGTAATACCAGGAATACCTTGACCTATTAATGCTTGAAAAGGAATTGCATTACCAATTTGTCTACCTAAATATTTAGTTACATTTTCAGCTGTAAAATTTTCTGTTAATTCAAATCCATCAGATATACCTCTTAAATAAGATTTATTAGCAGCAGATTTCATTGCAGATAAAGCTGCAACAATAAACATATGTTGTTTTTGTTCATCATTAATATTATCGTTGTTTTCAAAAACATCTGCCATAATTCCTAAGATATAAAATCTAGGATCCATTCTATTGTATTGTTTGTATGTTACTGTGCCATCTTTATTTTTTTGTGCAATAGAATAAGATTGCCAACCATTAGCCAACCATTGTCTTTTAATATTAAAATCTTTTGGTCCAGCTCCAGTAATTCTACGATATATATTTCCTTTACTATCTTCTATATCTGTAGATGCTAAAATATAAGCATAAGTTGCTGCACCTATTCCAAATGTTTGTCTACCTATAACTTCTGCTCTTGCTCTTCTATCTCCAGAATTCCACATTTTTCTCATTGGTTTAGTAAAAGCACCTAATACAGGAATACGACTTTCAGCATGTCTCCAAAGGTTAGTAGGTGTTCTTACAAATGGTGCAAGAAACCTAAAATAAGGTGCTTCTTGTAAAAATTTTTGTACTGCTGAACCAATATTTAAGTACCTTCCATCATCTAATGTATTAGTAAATGTTGCAACTCTAGCATTTTCTAATGCTTTAGCAGCAAGATCATTATCAACAACATTTGCTTTTCCATTTTTATCAAAACCATCTTTAAATATTTTATCAATATTTGCTTTACCTTCTTTTGATCCTAATTCAAAACCTAACTCTAAAGTATTCTCAACTGCTTCAGCATACAATCTCCCACTATAATTAAATTGTTTAAATAATTCATCTGAAGCCATAAGTAATCTTGTTGGAAACTCTGCAACTCTACCAAACCAATCAATACCTGTTCCAACTTTACCATCAAAACCAAGAGAAGAACCACTAATTGGTCTAACAGCTTTTCCATTTATTATTTGTAAATTATCTTGTGTTCTAACAAGTGGATCAAGAATTGCATCACCTTGTCTTAATGCAATCCCAGCAGCTTTTAAAGAGTTTCTCCAAGTTTTAGACATTCCTATAAATTGAGAAAAACCCTCTCTTCTTATTTTTGCATCTCTAGTTAATACACCACCTGTTATGGTTTCTAGTGGTTTTAAAATTGTTTCATAAAGGTTTCCAAGTATATTAACAAAATGAGTATAAGTTCCATATAGTAGTGAGTTAATATAAAGTGAGTTAAATGCTTCAATATATTTAGATAATTTTGATTTAGATATTTCATTAATAATATCTTCTGGTTTCATGTCTTTTACTTTTTTTGCAACGACAGCAGGATTAGCATCATAGTTTTTAAATATATTTGCAATCTTTTCTATTTCTAAAATTTTACCACCAGCTCTTGTAACTTTAATTCTACCTGCTTGAGTAGTTCTAGCAGCATCTCTAATTTGATCTTTTAATGCTACAAAGGTTTCACCAATAACTTTCATTCTTAATGCTATTTCTTCTTTAGCTTCTTTAGACCAATTTGCAGAATTTTCACCAAACTCATCTAAATATTTTTTAGAAGAAGATTGAAAATCAAATGCTAATTCTTGTAATAACTGTTTATTAGCTAACATTCTTATTGTTCCTTCTTTAGCTTTTTGACCCTCTTTAATTACAGATTTTAATACATCTTCTTTATTTTTAGACATTAGTGTTGCTAGTTCTTCTGCAGTTTCATTTGCTAGTACATCACTTTCTAAAAATTCTTTTGTTGCATCATCAAACATATTTTCAGCAACATCATCTATTGTGTGTAAAACTTCATCACCATTTTTAAATGATTTAGTATTTAAAACTCTTTTAATCCAAAGTTCAGAATCTTTTTTAGCAGTTTCTTTTGTTGTTTTAATTATTTGCATTGCCTGTTTAGTATCGATTGCAGGATTGTCATCTAATTTTGCTTTTCTAACTTTTTTTGATTTTATTTTAATATCTTTTACTTTTCTTTTTATTATAACTACAGGCATTGTATCAGTTCTATCTTTAGTTATAATTTGCTTACCTCTTTCTATATCTAATTCTTTTCCTTTTTTTACAGTTTCTACATTTTTATTATACACAACATCAAAACCTTCTTGTTCTAAACTTTTGTAAACTCTTAAAGCTGATTCTGATACAGAATAATCTGATGCAAAATCTAAACCTTTATTAAAAGCATTTTTAATAGCCATTTTATAAAGAGCTTTACCTGCTCCTATATTTCTATATTTTTTAGAAATCTCTACATCACTAACTGCCATAGCATTTAATTCTTTTGAATATTCTGTTTGAATAATATATCGTTCTTTTTTTACTGGTGGAATTCCAGAGTATTCTTTTGTTAATTCTTTTGTTTTTGAAGCAACAGAAAAATAATCTTTTTTAGAAGTTATTTTAAAATCATCTATACTTTTTAATAATTTTTCTTCTTTCAATATATCTATATCTTCTGTTATTTTTTTTATTTTTGGTTTTTGTATTTCTTGAATTACTTCAGAAGTTTCTTTTTGTATCTTAGCTCTTTTATTAAAATCTTTAGTTTGTTTCATTTTTTTGAAACCTCTTATTCCTAAAAATATAGATTCACCAATTCCACCAAGTGCCATTCCTTCTAATACATTTTTTAATCTTCCTGCCATTTCAGTATCATTTTCATCTGTAGCTAAATATTGAGTAACCGCATTATTTAAAACTGGTGAATCAAACTCTACTAACATATCTGATAGTCTACCTTCGTTTGGATCAAAAACAGTAAGATCAGCAACTGCACCCGCACCAAGTCCACGAAGTGTAGATTTAATTGCTGTACCACCAAGACCTACACCTTTTAAAAATTTAGCTGGTCCTGCAAAACCAGTAAGGAATCTTGAAACTCCTTCTGTCATATTTCCAGCTAATGTTTTTGGTTTATGAAATACTGGTAATTGTCTTTTTTTTGAATATTCTTCTGATTTCCATTTTGAACGTGAAACATATTTTGGAATAAAATCTTTAAATGTTAATTTACCATCTTTATCTCCAAATTCTAAACCACCTAATGAAACTATATTTTCATCTAAAAAATCACCTTGCTCTTCAACTGCATTAACAATACCTTGAGGTGCAGATAAAGCTATGTCTCCTAATATTTTCCAATGATTTGCATCTTCTTCTTCTGGTTCTTTAACTAATCCAGATTGAATTGGTTTTATTTTTTCAGTTTCAATATTTGCGTCATTAAGAAGTTTTAAAACCTCTTGAGAAAATTCAGACGACATATTACTCTCCTATTGTAGTAGCTTTTATTTGAGATTTAAGTATTGGTAAATATTCACTCATAAAAGTTTTTATATCTCCTTCTTTTTTACCATCTACTTGAATTGTAAAACCGTTTATTTGTGCCAATTTTTTATATTGTTTTAAAACTTCTGGATCTAATTTATTTTCATTTAATAAAAGCATATCATTAATAGTTTTTTGATATTCAAATTTTATATCAAAAATATTTTTTTCTAATTTATTATTAATAAGATTTTCAATTTTTCTATTTTCATAAATATTTTTTAATGAGTAAGCTAAAGATCTAGCAAATTCTTTTTTCTCTTCTAATGTATCATCTGAATTAGCAATTAAATAACTTTCAATAGTTTCTTTAAATTCAGTTTCTATTTCAACTGCTGCTAATTCATCTTTATATTCAGCTGGTATACCAAGACCTTTATCTGTAATACTTTTAGTTAATGCTCTTTGTAAGTCTCCAGAATAATTAGAAAATATTTCATTATTGCCTTGAGTATCCATTAAATTTTCATGTTGAATTTGTTCTGTTAAAATTTTTTGTTCTAATTCATCTATCTTAACAGATATATCTCCTGTCTTAATTTTATAACCATTTGATCTTTCAAACTGTTTTAATTCATCTATTAATTCTACAGCTCTATCATAATCAGAATTTGAATTACCTTTAATTGTTATTTCAGATATTGATTGAAAATAACTATTATAAATACCACTTGCAAAATCTTGGTCATTTAAAAATTTAGTTCCATTTAAAGCATCATCTAAATTTTTAATTTCTGAAGCACCATTAATTTTACCTGCAAACTGTTGCATATCCGCTAATAAAAAATCTCTATCAACAGCTTCTAATTTTTTATCTAATACATTTTTTGGTAAATCAAAATCTTCAGCAAATTGTCTAATTTTTTCTTTTGCTTGTGTTTTATATTTTACTTTTAATATTGCATTATCTGATGTTGCATATTTTCCAGATAATGAATTAATTTCATTATTAATAGTTGTTAAACTTTCTGTCTCTAATGCTTTATAAGAATTGTTTTTAATATTATAAACATATTCAGAATATTCTAAATCTAAGTTTTGTTGTATTCTTTTTTTAACTCTGTTATTTTTTATTCCACCTAATTGTTGTTTTACATAATTATCATACTTTAATTTAAAATTATTAATTGCATCTTCATCATTTATATTTTCTTTTTCAGATTCAATGTATTTATCTAATTCACCTTTTATTTCAAAAACTTTTTTAGCAGCTTCTACTTTTTCAGCTGTATCTCTTTTTTTAATTGAATAATCTGTTAAAGCATTTAATGATGGAAGTAATCCAGCAGCAGGTGTGGCAGTAGGTGAAATTTGAATACCAGTTCTAACACTTGGTGCTTCGGCAGTAGGTCTACCTTGTGCTGTGAATGTAGGAATCTTTGGCATATTATTCTCCAAATCCTCTTAATAGACTCATACCTGCTTGACCATAATATCCAAGTTCAGCAGATTTAGCTTGTTGTCTAGCAATAGATCCTTGCATTCTAGAAAAGTTAGCTTCTTCAAATTTTCTTGCTTGACCTATTTTTGCATTATATTCAATAACATCTTTTTCTATTTCTGCTTGTTCTGCATTAGATCTTAATATTCTTAAACCAGAACCAGAAAGTTCAGCACCAGAAAATAATATTCTTGTTTTGGTTTGACCTTGTAATTGTGTAAATTGTTGGTCAAATTTTGCAATATCAAATTCTTTTTGGTTTTCTATTTGTTGAGCTTCTTGTTCTGCAATTAAAGCATTACGATTAGATACATCTTGATTATATTTACCAGTTGCAGAT